ATGAATTTTTATTCAATCTTTCAATTTCTAAATCCATCGTAGCCATCATCAATAACTTTTCTTCATACTCTAAATTAAGTAGATACTCAATTTTAAAACCTCTTAAAACATAAAAAGAGAGGAAAGCCATATCAGCGTCCCTCAAAATTAGTTTTTTAGTTCTTCAATATCCTCATTTTCAGCAAGTCCATATAAACCTAATATAAATGTAGCAAGTTTATTGATTTCTCCTAAGTTTTCATCAAAAACAGGTGTTACCACATCATAAGGCTCTGCAACCTCATAAGCCTCTTGTAATTCCTTTTTTTGTAGTAAAGGACAATGTTTATAGATTAATTTGCAATTTGCTCTATATGCTCCATCTGTAGATTTATCATCAGCATTATCCATTACTTTTAAAACATCTCTAGCTTTAAGTTTTACAACTTCTATTGTTCCACCTAAAACCTCTGAATTAAAATATGCAATTCTCATTTTATCATTGTTTGATTGTTCTTTTCTAGCAAGTAACATTTCTAAAGTTATATTTTTAGCCATTTTTTATATCCTCCTTATATTATATTAAATCAATAAATCTATAGCCTGAAAAAGCAAATGGTACTTCTTCTTCTCTTAACGATTTATTTTCAAACTTTATAGCCATCATTTCATTTATTGTTACTCCAGTGATTTCCACTCTTTCAGCACCATCAGCACTAGGGTCTTCTAATTTAGCAACAATAGTGAAATCAGGCATATTACCACTTTTTATAGCGTCACCAATTAATTTAGCGATAGCACTGTCTATTTTATGCAGTGTCATTGTACCCTCTCCAGCATAACCCATATATCTTTTGTGCTTTCCTAAATCGCCCATTATGTCAACGTCTTCATAATCTAAAGCAACTTTAGCTTCAAACGATTTAACTGAGCCAACTTCTTCTCCATTAAACCATATCGCACCAAAACTACCTCTAATTATCTTATTTTTATCCATTTTGTTAAACATCATTTACCTCCTTAAAACATATTGATAGTAAATTTAAAGTCTTCAACAGCATTTAATATTTTGATATTTGCTTTCATAAATACCTTTTTCTTAAATGTTAGTTTTTTAATTTTCTCATCATCGTAGTCTTCAACTTCTTTTTTACCCACACCTAACCACGCTAATCTTTGTGCCTCAACGTCTACTTGTGAATAGTTGTCATACTCTTTATCTAATATGTCCTCTCTTTCAAGTTCTTTAAAGTAAGCATTTATAGCTGTAAAGAATAATACTTGATTGTCATATTTGTTTTTGTATTTTCCAATCCATTTTTTGAATGTAGAGTATATGTCATCTCTCATTAAATCCATACTTTCAACTATAATGATGTCTTTCATATCCTCTGTTTCATCTTGTGTTATTTCTTCTAAAGATGTACAACCTCTAGCAACTCTTATGTCACCCTCATCTTTATATAAGCAAAATCCACCTTTATCTATTGTTTCATTTATCTTATTAAAGATACTAACTTCTTTTAAATTTCCACATAAAAATGATGTAGCTGAACGTGTCATCGGTAACCCTGCTAACATTCCAAGTACAGTAGGTACATATTGCCAACCATCAACTTCTCCTCTAGCGTCAACAAATGTTACCTTGTCATTCATTAGATTTACTATTCCTTTGTTGTCAGGTTTTGTAGCTTTAAATACCACAGCTTTATAAGTTTTACCAGCTTTTCTCACTGATTTTATCCAACTTACTAATGTGGCAGTATCTCCACTTGCTCCATCATAAGCAAGTCCAATCCAGTTAATTCTCTCTTGTTCCACTAATTTTAAAGTATCTGCTAATGTTCCAGCACCCTTATTAAAAACAAATACCTTGTTTGGTGTGTATTCAAAAGTATCTTTTACAAGTGGTAATGTATCGGCAGTATAATCATCATCTTGAATATCAATAACTGATTTATATTCTTTTACAGTCCAGTTCTTACCAACTTCATTCACCATAAGTCCAACTATTCCCAATTGGCTTCTTTTAACAGCTGTAACAGCTAATTGTTTAAAAATTATTTCAATGCTAGGTAATCCCATATCTTATAACCTCCTATTTATCCAACCTTTTTTATCAAACATTACTTTTTATCAATGTGATATTCCAACTCTTCCATCATATATTTATCAACATCATTTTCTATTTTTTCCATTGTTAAGCTATCAAAACTAGCAATCAATACTCCGTCATCTGTTTCATCAAAATCAATGTCATCGACAGGTATAATAAAATCATCTGTGACTTTTAATGAGCCTAAAAAAGCGTCCTCTATCTTTTCACTTATTTTCAAACGTTCTAATTTACCTTTACCAATAACACTATTAAAGAAATAGATTCTAATTGTAAAGTGACGCTCTTTATAAGTAGTCATAAAAGCACTTGTCTTTAATCCATCCATTTCGGTTCTAAAACTAGGTCTATTAAATTTTTCAGATAAATCTTTACTATCAATTTCAATGTCAGGACAAGCATTATTTAGCGTAGAGTTGACAGCTTTCAAAATATCACTTAGTTTAATCACCAAAAACCTCCATTTTTAATAACTTCATCCACAAATTCATCAATTGACTTTACAAATTCATCGTAGTAATCTCTATGCCCTTGTTCTAAGACAAAATATCCTTTTTTAAATCCGTGTTCTTTACCAGTTTTATCTTTAATAATGTGACCTTTTTCTATCAAATGAGCGTGAGGCATATAGTTATAAACTCTTATACAATCATCTTCTTCATTGTATTTATAGTATTTTCCACGTCTAAAGCCTCTCATATAATTGCCTGTTTTAGTTTTTACTTTAGCTTTAGCAATTTTTTTCACCACGCTTTTTAATTTATTACCTTGTTTTTGTAGAAATTTTTTAGTTTCATTCGGATATTTTTTAGCAAGTTTTAAAACTTCTTTTTCAAGGTTCTCTAATTCGTCTATTGTAAAGCCATCCATATTATTCCTCCGTTCTTATACAAAAAACTTCTATGAATTGATTATCTTTAAAATCTCTGTTGAAATAGATAACTTCGTACTTCAAACCCTCAAATAAAAAAAACCAATCCTTTTTTATACCTTGTATGGATTTTCTCCTAAAGGTAAATTTGAATTGGTGTTGATTATTTTCAGTATTTGCTTCTCCATTTTTTATTGTTGAATTAAGCGGTAATATCTCACAGTAAGCATGTTTCAACAATTCAGGTACTGAGTCATTCTCTCCTAAATCATTTACTAATACTTTCATTTGATAAACTTCAACCAAATGTCTTAGTCTTTTCGTTATATCATTCATAATTACCACCAACCTGTAATTGTGTAATCATACTCCTTACAGTATAGGTTAAATCTTTACTTTCAGCGTGTTCTCTATTATCATACCAGTCTTGTAACAACACCAAAGCAATTATTTTAGCCCTACTTTTAAACTTATCTTTTTCAACTTTAATATCAAAGTCATCTATGGCGTCTTTGAGATAATCCACAGTTGCAACCAATAAAGATTGCAACCACAAATCATCATCATCGTAATCAATTCTTAGATAATTTTTAGCCTCTTTTAAAGTTAAAAATCCATCCATAAATCAATCTCCTATTTTGTAGCTAATTCTAAGTAAACCATAGCCTCAGCGTCAACCTTAGCAACATCAAATCTTTCAATAGCTCTTATGAATGTAGCATTCATACTAAAACCAGCTTCGGTTGATAACGCTAATTCTAATCCCTCTCTATCAAAAAATGTTATAAACTCACTCATATCTCCAACAAATACTGGTGCTTTTGTAGTGTTCATTGGTAAAACAGTATCTTTTAAAACTATGATTTTTCTACCTTTATACATTTTTTGAGTTGTATTTTGTAAATTTACTTCTAGTAAAGGTCTATTTTGTTTATCAGTTAAATTATCTAAGAAATTAAACCCTGATTGGTTAGTTAAGATAATTGCGTTTGCTGATATTGCTGGGTCAAGGTCTACATTTAATGCTGTATTTATTCCAGTGTAGTCTGCTATTGCTTTTGGTGTTAAAGTCTTTAATATATCCAATATCTTTTTGTTTTCAGTGTTTACAGCTTTTTTAGCAAATCTTTTACCAATATGTGCTGTTAAATTAGCTGTTTCATCAGCAAGTAATGAGTTTGACACTGGGATAATATCTCCATAATCTTTTGTTTTATAAGATACTTGACCGAAATCTATATCTGATTTATTTAAAGTGTTTAATTCCTCAAATGAAATTAATTCTCCATCTCCACCCTTTTCAATTGGCATATTACCTGATAAAGATTTAACACTTATAACATTACATAAAGTCTTTAATTCAACTCTTTCTCTTTTTAATTCTTTAATTTTTTCAAATTGTTCTATTGGTACTAAATATCCACCTTTACCATCTGTTGCTTCAACTTGTCCAGGTGTTCCAACAGCATTTAAAAACTGTCTTTCCTCATCAGTGATTGATTTCCCTTTTAAAACTCTATTAAATAACACATTAATATTCATATCATTTGTAATTTCTACTTTTTTGTTTCCCATAGCTTCTAATGCCTCCTCTGTTTCCACTTCTTTTATTTTATTTTCTAATTCTTTAAATGCAGTCAATTTTGCGTGAGCGTCTTCAATCTTACCCTCATCTTTAAGTGCTTTTATTTCATTTCTCATTGATTCTAATTCTTTTTTCATTTCTATTGATTTTTTCATATTTAAAATACCTCCAATTCTATCTCTTTTTTCATTTTTTCTAATCTTTCACTATCCTTTACACTGTTCGTTATAGCGTCAGGAATATGATTATATTTTTGTTTTGTATCAACTTTATTCAGATAAATAGGACTATCACTAACTTTTACATTAAAGTAATTTAGACAATCCTTACCAGTAAACCACGTTTCAGCTTTCATTAAGTCATATATCTGCTCTTTTGTTACACCCTCAATAGCTTTTTCCATATAAGTATCAACGATACCCTCTTCAATTTTTTCTATAACTTCAATTTGTTTTTGAAAATCATCAACGTTACCAAACATTCCACAACTTACTCTGTGTATCATCAAATAAGCGTTGCTAGGTATTACTATTTCATCGCAACCAAAAGCAACTATTGAGGCTGAACTCGCTGATAAACCATCAACATAAGCAACAGTTTTAGCTTTATGATTTTTTAACATATTTGAAATTGCCAATCCTGCAAACACATCTCCACCATAACTGTTGATATGCACATGTACTTCTCCTGCTTCTTTTAAAGCATTAGCTACATCCAACGGATATACATTTGGGTTGTTTAAATCAAAAAATTCATAAAAACCATTATTGTCGCTATCACTAACTATATCTCCATTAATATAAATTTCTGTAACATCTGCTTTATTCTCAATCTTTAACCACTTCTTATCCATGTCCACCTCCTTTATCATAAGCAATTCCTAATTTTTCCAAAGGTACATAACTACCATTCATAACTATTACATCACCACCTTCTACTGGTGGTAATCCTACAAGATTTCTAGCCTCATTTATTGTGTAAACCCCTGATTGAATAAACTTAGTAATGCACTCAGCTTGTGTTTTCAAGTCACCTTTCAAGATACTACTAACGTTAAACTCAAAATGTAATCCACTCAACCTCTCTTTTTCAGTTAAGAGTTTTAAGTTAAACTCCTCCTCATACAAACTTAAAATATAAAGCAGAGTATCAACATAAAAACTTAGATTCTGCATTTCTGAATTAGAGTAACTTGACTTATCATAATCATTAAGATGATTGGGTTTTACTCCAAAAGCACCTGCTATCTGTAAGGCAGTATATTTCTTTAACTCAAAAAATTGAGTGTCACTAAGTTTTAAATCTAATGGTGTCAAATCCATTCCCAAAGGCAACGGAAATATACCACTAGGATTGGAATTAGTATTTATAAACTCTAGCATAGCGTCCAACATTTTCTTTTGATTTTCCTTACTTAAATCTCCTGTAAATTTCAAAACCGCTTTAGCTGTTAATCCACGTTCATAAAGTGTATTTAAGTATTTTTGACTTGCCTTTACTCCACTCAATGTGGTTGCTAATGTTTCCCTAACACTAACTCCAACTATTCCGTCTTTAGTTAGTCCACCTTTTAAATGCAATACATTTTTACTATCAAATACATACTGTTTTCCATTGTGAGTATATTCGTAATATAATTTTTCTTCTCCACTAAATAATTTAGCGTTATCAATCAAGATTCTCACATTTTGAGGGTGCATAGGATACATACCAACCAATTTACCACTGTTATCATAAGACAAATAAGCATAAGCATTTCCATGATGATTTCTCCACGTTTCCAATAGCGTCATCATCGGTGTAGATGTCATAAATGGATTAGGTGCAAACTTTAACTTTTGTAATGCTTCGTGGTCTACTATCCTGTTATTTTTGTTATCTTTCAAGTGAATTGACAATTTACCAACACTCTCACTCAATACTTTCAAGCAGGTATAATATGTGATTTCAGATAAGTCGTCATTTACATTTATTCCAAAAAATTCCTTGAAATTCATTGTGTTTATTGGTGTTGTATTTTCACTCTTATTAAAAAATCTCTTAAATATATTTTTCATCTACCCTCCTTTTGTAAATACTTTTAACCAATTGTCAACCAATTCATCATTATTTATATTTGTTTCTTTATTTAGTAACATTATTTTCCAAGCGTCCAACACAGCGTCCACTGGGTCAATTCTGTTTTTTTGTGATTGTTTATCAATCTTTTTCTCACCAAAACTATTAGATGTAGTTGTTGCATTTGATAAACTCCACCTTAATAATTCATTTTTCTTATCATACATAACTTGTAATGCTTCAACAGATAAAGCAAAATCAACAGTTGCGTCATTTAAAGACTTAGCTGACTGTTTAACCTCGGTCAAATCACAACCTAAAAACTCTAAATCAGCTAAAAAACTTCCTGCATTATGAGCGTCATATCCACATTCAAGGATATTCAACTCGTACTCATCAATAATCTCTTTTAAATGAGATACAATGTACTTGTAATCCGTTTTCATTCCAAAAGCACCAGTAGTCAAAGTCATTAAGCCTTTTTTAACCCATATTTGATATGGCACATCATCAGTCTTTTTATGTTCTTCTAACCTCAACTCAGGCATAAAAGAATGGCTATACACATAAATCTTTTCATTTTCAAGTGGAAAAACTAAAGCAATACTTGTTAAATCTCCACCTTTTGAAAGGTCAAAACCTAAATAACAGTCTTTTCCTTTCATATCCTCAAGTGTCAAATCGCTTTCACATTCTTTTAATTTCTCAAGATTTATATATTGTCCTGAGCCTGTTGTCACCCAACGATTTAATTGTTTTGTTAGGAAATTTACCAACTCAGCACCACCTTTTTCTTTAGCGTCTATTGCTTTTTGCTTGAATAAATCTATTTTCTTTTTGTTTGGTGTTATTCCGTCTTCTTCATATAAAAAATATGGGTTAGATTTTAACCAGTTTTTCCAATCCCATATATCATCATCAGCGTCCATTTCACAGATAAAAATAAAAAGAGTGTCTTTTTCAATAACACCCTCTAAAATCTTTTCACAGAATTTATAATGCTCATAGCAAAAACTATTCAGGTTAAACCCTGCTGTTGTTATAGCCAAAGTTAAAGCATTATCAACGTCAGCTTGTCCGTCAAATAGCAATTTATATATTTGGTTATTTGGATGAGCGTGTAACTCATCGCATATTGCAAGTATGTTACCAAACCCATCCATGCCTTTTGTATCTTTAGATAATGCTTTTATAACACTACCTGTAACCAAACTCTTAATTGTTCTATCGTGTTCTTTAACAACAAATAATTCTGTTAATTGTTTATCACTTTCAATGAAATTCCTTACCTCGTCCCATACGATGTTAGCTTGGTCTTGTTTAGTCGCCGCACAAAATATACGCTCTTTAACACCAATCATCGTACTAAACCATGTACTTTCGATTCCGCTTAAAAAACTTTTTCCGTTTCTTCTTCCAACTTGTAAATATGCTTCTCTAAAGCGTCTATCTCCAGTTTTTTTCTTTTTCCATCCGTGCAAACTACCTATAATGAACTCTTGAAAACCCCTTGTTTTTAATTGTGTTCCATCTTTCATAATCAAAGTGTTAGCAAAATCAATAGCAAATTCTGCTTCTTTAACATCAAACTTATATTCAAGTTTCTTATTTTTAAGGTCTTCAAGGTGTCTTTTACAAGCTAAATACTCTTTTCTCCCTGTTATTTTCTTACCACTTACAACTAACTTAGCATAAGCAGTCGTTCTATCCATTGTTTTATTAGCCATAAGGTTATGCTTGTCTTTCCTTTAGCATTGTGATAAATTTATTTTCAGGCTTTTCCTCTTTAACAGGGACAACTAATTTTAATCTATCAGTCGTTGCTAAACCTAATTTAGCTGATGATTGCATAATGTATTTAACATATTTCTCTTGCACGTTTACAAGTGGATTAATAAATTCGATTTCTCCAGTCTTAGTCATTTTCTTTTTAACCAACCCCTCAACTTCAAGTTTCTTAGTTGTTTCAACATAACCATCGTAGGCATTGCAATAGATAGCCAAAACTCCTAAATCTAAGTTATCTAAAATGTTTATTTTATCACATTCACTAACCACTCTTTCAAATTCAATCTTAGCATTTTCACTAAGCCAATCAGGAGCAATCAAATCATCTCTTTCAGCTTTTAATTTTTTCTCTGCTTCTTGTCTATTCTTTATATTTTCTTTTCCTATTTTTCCTGAACTTATATCTATAACTTTTCTAGGTCTACCCATTTTCTACACCTCCTTGTCAAGTAAAAATCCTTTACTTATTTACTCATAAATCCTAATATTTGGCAATTTCTCTATAAAAAATTAAGGTTGCGGTATTGGAACATAATGTAAAAACTTTAATCAATACCCCCCGCTATTAAACTAAATAATATATATTCGTTACTATAATATTTGTTTAGTATATCAAATAATTTCTTTTGCATATCTAGTTTATCTTTTTTACTCTTATCGTATTGAGCGTGGATATAGTTGTGAGTCTTTTCACTTATCCATATCAAATTATTAATATCTAACGCTCTTGCTTTATTATCTTTCAGTTCTTCAATGTGATGGGATAGAGTACCAACAACATAGTTATGATTAACCATCAATTCATATATGTCTAATCCTTTTGCTTTAGCTTTACATATATCCCTTAAAGACTTCCACTGTTTACTGTTATAAAACTCCGCACTGTCTTTATCTCTATACTCTCTATCGTAAATTTTGTGTCTATTCTTACTACATTCACACTTAGTGTTAGCAGGTTTCTTTTTTCCACATCTAGCACACGTTGTCATCAACACATCAATCATCTCCTTGTCAATCCATAATTAATAAATTCATAGTAAATAAAAAAAGAGGGTTTTATAGTTGCCCTCAACAACTTCTTAAAAAGGATATAATCAAACAAAGAGAAAAGTAAAAAATGCACTCAGTAGAATTTTACAAACTTTCTATGATACTATATTACCACACAAAAATTCTCCCTACAATATCCCTGTTTTCTCCCTGTTTTCTCCTTTTTGTATTTTGTCAATAGCAAATCAACTTCTGTGCTAAAAAATGTATTTCCAATGAACCTAATATTTTATTCTTAGCTTTATAAACACTACTAACATTAATGTCAAACTTTTCTGCTATTGATTCATAACTCATTTTACTAAAATATTTCATAGGAATAAAATCATAATACTTGTGTCCTTTTACCATATCTAGTGCCTCATCTATTCTAAATAAAATTTCTTCATAACGTTGAATATTATGATATATTCTATCTCTTGTTTCTTCCAACTTCTCTAACTCACTCTTATATTCAAAAGTATTTTGATTGTTTAACTCTTTCAACCTATAAGACTTTTCTAACTCTATATTAGTTAAATGTTTTTGTTCTTCTCTCATTCTGTGTTGATATTTAGGATAAGCATATAATATGTCTTCCATTTTTTTAAACACTGTCTTTTGTTCCATTATTTATACCTCCTTTTAATAATAAACTCAACTAATTCTAATATAGACATATCTATTATAAATGCCATCAAACTAAGTATTAAACTTATATCTTGTTCATATAAAAAGGTTAAAAATATACATAAAAGCAATATCGTTATACCCTCCTTAGTTCCACTCACTATTAATTCTGTTGATATTCTTGTTCCACTTATTCCAATAACAATCTAATATATCTTTGTGTTTATACCCATAATTCAAACTCAAGCACTTTAAGTCACGTACCAACTCTCTCAAAAACTCATAACTGAATCTAGGCGTTCTTACATCATTTATGATAGTTAAGATATCTGTATCTCCAAAATAACTGTAATCCTCTGTTTTAAAGAATACATCTAAATTTCTCACTTCTGTTATAGTCACATCTCCAATATTATAAGCATAATTAATCAGTTGTGCTACAAAAAACCATATATCAGTTAGTTCTTCAAGTTCTTTTTCTTTATATCTTTTATTTGTTTTCCAAGTCTTATGACTATCAATGGTTTCTTCATCAAACTCTATACATTCAGCTATCAAACTTTTCTTAATGTCTTTTAATTTCCTAGGTCTATAATTGATTATCTTTTTATCTAATTCTTTTTGTAAATTCAGTAAATCAGTAAAATTCTCAGGTTTATTGGTTATTTCACATCTATTATTTGTTTCACATCTATTCATTTTCTTCTGCTCCTTTATTTCACACTCAGCTTTTAATGCCAAACTTAACACATACAACACAGATAATATTAATAGTACAGTCATTACTCATCAACTCTTATTCTACTTTCAATAATCTCTATATCACTATTGGCTTTTTTGTAATCCTCTCTCAGTTCTTTACAAAATCTTATCTTTTCTTCTTCAATTTCATTCTCATTCAAATAATCTTTTCTAAATAAATATGCCTTAAAATTTCTATCTTTTGTTTGCACCTCTATAATATACTTAATCATCGTTATATCCTCCTTAATGTCAACCTATCTATTATCTATCCAACTATATTTTTCAATAGCAGGTCTTTTTTTAACAAAATGATAACCCTCAAACTTATTACTGTAAGTCTTCAAATGAGTGTATTCACTTGTACTCATCTCATCAACTTTATATTCTAATATTAATTTTTCAGCTCTTTTAAAATCAAATTCAACTTTCATATTTATACCTCCATCAATTAAATCACACACCTGTTTAAAAATTATACCTATTTTAAAGTCATAGCATAGCCAAATTTAACGTTTTAATCCTTTAGGGTATATTTTCTTGTCCTAAATACTCTTTAACAGAATTACCTTGCTCTATCCATTGTTTAGATAAATCTCCATCAGGATTCGTTATTACTTCTAATATTTCATCTTCATGTTCTACTATAAATTGATTTATAAGATTTAATATTAATTTATTCATTTCCAATCTCTCCATTTCTCACTTTTTTCCAAAATTCTCTCCACTCATTACTATCCAAAATCTTTTGTGCCTCTTTTTCAGTTTCAAAGTAATTACCTAAATTGTACCTAGTGTCATCACTTGTAGAATACACATCAACACCACTATCAATATCTCCAAAACTATCAATATAGTAATAACGTTTTCCACATCTTGCTCTCCAAACCATAGGCTCACGATTTATCACAGCTACTAATGATGTCAATATATTTATATCTTTATTGTAGACAAGAAATGGCTTATGAGGGTCTTGTTTATTTATACATATAATGTTAGTAAAAAATCTAGTTTCTCCATCGCTCCACTCAACATAATTACTGTCTTTTACATTCTCAATCTTAGTAAATTTAGCCACACTCCACTTACTATCTATTACTTTTACTTCTAAATCTAACATTTTATATCCTCCTTATTTATTTAGCAGGTACAGGTGGTCTACAAGGCATAGTGTCCTTATACATATCTATAAAATCTGCCAATCTAATTCTACATAAATGATAGTTCTCATCAGCTAATGCTCTAAATACACCATCTAACAATAAAACCTGTCTAGCACTTAATCCTTTTGTTATTTCTAATATGATTTTATTCCATTCAACACCAGTATATGCTTTTGTTCCATCCTCTATTCCTATATCCGCTATATCCAATACAATTGTGTCTGCTCCTGACTCAACAATCATATCTAAATATTTAAGTGCTTTTTTGTAGTCTTCTAATTTATTTTTCTTTTCTGCTCTTACTAGATACTTCATAATGTTACAGAAACAAAATACTCCATAATTTGCTTTTCCAACCCAAGCAGATATAAAATCTTTACATTCAAGTCCAGTATCTCCAATCATATAGTGGTTAGGCTGATTCACATTCTTGTCTATCCTATCATTATTCACAATACCTCTATTATATTCAGCTAAATACACCAAAACTAACAATCCTCCTACTACTTCTCCAACAATCCCATACTCTTTAATATTGTCAATAAACTCATCACTAGCAACAACAGGATAAGATTTCTTAATACAATAATCCACATAATCCTTATATAAGTCTGTAAAATATCTAAACTTTCCAAATACTTTTGTATCTGCAAAATAATTCCCAACACTATATTTCATAATATCCTCCATTTTATCTATATCAGTTAACCACAGTTAATCACTTTTTCTTTTAATATCAACACTTTGTTAAACACCTAGTTAACCAATAGTTAATCACTTTTTTTAATTTTCCCTTTAATACCAATCATTAGTTAATGGAGTTAACCAAAAATTAACCTTACCCTCTCTATATATATATTCTTTTTTTTTCTATATAAAAGGAAGTGAAAGTGATTAACTTGATTAACTTTACATTGGTATTATTGAGAAAATTACATTTTTTGGTTAACTCAATGATTAACTCGTGTTTAACTTTACATTGGTATTAAAGAGAAAAGTGGTTAACTATTACCAATTTACTCATATTTACCCTACCATTTCTTTGGTCTTATTTTCCTAACATTTCCTGCTCCTGTAAAACTTTCAAACCCAAATTCATCTAGTTTCTTGCTAAGAGTATTTTTGCCTGATGGAGTATATCCGTTTTCATCGCAGAACATTTGATATAGGGAATATAACTTTGTAAATGTATTGTTTTCCATATCATCACATAATTTATTAACATCAGTTTCACTAAAAAACATTGCTATACTATCATTTTCAATCAAATATCTCTCTGTCATCTTTTTACTTGTTTCTGTTATTGTAAGTTCTCCACCATTTGCAATTATTCTTTTCATACCTTTTATTGCTAAATTCAAAAGTGTACTTTTTGCACTATCTGTAGTTAATTTATCATCTAAGTCTAAATCTATTTTTCCATATTCAATATTTGAGTTACAAGGAAAACATACTACCCTACGTGCCATACCACCACTTTTGTCCTTAAATGTTGGCATATTATTGCAACTAAATATTAATGTAGCTGTACTTTTAAAATCCACAGGCATAGAGTATAATGCTCTTGCTTTAATCTTACTTCCACCCGCAATAACCTTTATAACTCTACTCTTTTCGATATAAGTATCATCTATGTCATCACCTAGATTCACAATTTTTCCAATTAGATCGTATGTATAAGTCTCTTTTTCAAACTGGTCTAAAGCTGTCGTTGAATTTAAACCATCTGTCCAGTTATTTAACATATTTAACATTGTACTTTTACCATTTTTTCCTTTACCTGCAACGAAAAAGAATATGTGGTGTGGAAAACGCTCTAACATTAATATATGTCCTAGTATTTCCTCATATAAGGTGATTAATCCCTCATCACCTTTACAAAACCATTTTATAAAATCAATAACATTCTTATCCTTTGCTGAGGGGTCATAGTCAACATCCATGTAAAATGGTGTAAATATTTTCTCTTGTTTTATAAATTTATCTTTATATAAACACCAACCATTTCTAAAACTAATTGGATATTTTTTATTCTTATCTTCTTCTATTCTGTAATCTGTTTTTATTAAATGTAGTATTTCCGAGTCTTGTTTTGTATTTAACACAATGTTCTCTTTTTCTAGTGTTTTCCTAATTTCTCGGAAAATATTAGTGCCATTTAATGTGTCTTTTTCATACCTTTTATCATCTTTTATGTAAAATAATATATTCCTGTACTCTCGTATATCTAATTTTTCTCTCATATACATTTCTATAGCAGTTAGGTTTAATTTTTGTTTACCTTTTTCATCAATTGTGTAAAAACTAGGCTTTCCATTGTTGTTACTTTCACCAGTCATTGCACTTCCGATTGTTGCTTTTAACTCATCGAGAGGTAATGGTGTCTTAAAGACTTTATTATTTATAAAATTTACAATTCTACCTATATCACTGTCGCTAACTTTTTTATCTTTTAAAATTTTGATATGGCTAAATATCTCAGAATTCCTACCATCACCATCATCTAAATCCTCTAGGCTTGTATTTTTACTATAAATTGGGTATAAGTCAACAGGTAATTCAGGTAAATTATCAAGTTCAATAGCATTTATGATTTCTCTCATAACTCCATTTTGCTTTACAACAGCCATTGCCTTTTTTCCACCATTTCCTGTTTTGTAGTCTACAACTAAACCATTGTAAGTCCTTATTTTGTTTTTGTTATAAAGCCTCATATTTTGAGGTACACTATAATATAAATGTCTTCCTCTTTCAGTTTTTATGGCTCTTGTAGAGTATTTATCTAATACATCTCTCAATAAATCCTCTCTTGTGTGGTCGAAATCCACAACAACCACATTTTCAGGAATAAGTAACGCTCCATCCGCAATCTTGTCAATATCTGTAGTGTACGTGTCTAAATTGTGTGCAGGTATTTTTGTTCCTGCTTTTAATTCTATGTATTTGTTCATATTTGTACCTCCCTATGAACTTAATCTATTATTTAAAACAATTTGTAATTCTCATCTATGAATTTATTTTTTTCAACTAACTTAACATAGTAGTCTACATCTATTAGTTTTGTATCTGTATTCTCAATTACATCATTATTGATGTAACATTTATCTGATGAATTGGCTATTTTTGTATACTTTTTAACGCCATTATTATTTTTTACTTTATTTATTGCTCCATACTTGTTATCCCAAGTGGCAAATATTCTGTTTACTTTTTGCACTTCTTGTCCGTCATGTTCCATTAAATCGTAAGTATTACCCATTTTTGCTATTTGTTGAAAGGGCATAATGTTTCCATTTAATACCATATTTGTTATTGTATCTCTTACATCTTTACCATTTATGTAATATTCTTTTAGTGCCATGTCTATTACTGTTAAGTTGTTTTTCTCAAAATCTCCACCGTCATATTTATCAAATAACCCTTTTCCTTTAATTTTTCCATTTTCTGTCTTCCATATGTAGTTATTTACATCTCTTTGTACTATTTTACTAACATATTCATAATCTAACTCCAAATTGTAATTTAGTTCCCATTCAGAACATATTGTTTTTATTGTATCTAAATCTTTATCTTTGTATTTAATCAATATTCCGTCTGTGTTAGATTGTACTAATTCACAGTAAGGTCTTAAATTCATAATCAAATCTGTTAAAATTAATTGTCCATTCACGCAAATATTATTACTCATCGCAGGGTCAAAAAGGTCATTAAATTCACTCTTTAAAGCACCAAATGTACCATTTAAAAGTATCTTATATATCTGTTGCTTGTTATCTTTTTTTGCTTTATATTCCATACGTGTATCGTATAAATTCTTATATAAATCAGGGTGTTCACTCGCTCTACTCATAAATCCAAAGTTGATTATCATACTTGGATAATAGCTTCCAACATCCACGTATAGCATTTTACCCTCGTACATATAGTTTTTTCTAGCACTATGGAGTCCACCGAACCCAAATGTGTGTTCTACTCCACATAAACTGTATACTAGCTTTTCCTCTTCTAAAATCTCAAAACTTTCTCCGTCTTCAAAACGTTGTCTTATATTCTTATAAAAATTTAGTATTTCATTAGGTATATTCTCTGTTCTTAACTCATCTACTATTGTTATATTCAATCTATCTTTATTCTCTAGCACTCCAGCAGGTAATCTGTTTTTATCACATTTAAGTACCTTACTTGCTAAATTTGCACGTGTTTTTTTAACATCTAATTTATTTAAGTTAAACTCTTTACAAATATCAAATTTAGATTCAAAATAATCTTTTCTTAAACTAAATACTCTCTTTGTTGTTTCAACATCGTGTCTACAGTATTCAATAACAACATCAACTTCTTTGTCAGTCAATTCTCTATCAATGTTGAAATCAATTGGTGTTTCTACAATATTCATTCCTAAGTTAGCCTCAATTACTTTCAAACTCAATCTAGGGTCTAGCTCTTGTTTTGTATCCAACGTTGGTAATTTTCTTGCCATCATTTTTATCTTATTTTCTATATTTCCACCATTTACTATTGCATTTGATAATTTCCATATTTCATAATTGTTGTATCCGCTCATTATTCCACTTAAAATAAGGTCATCGTAAGCATAATTGTTAAACCCCACAAGACAATCAAATCTCTCTAATGCTTTTCTTAAAATAGCAGGGTCGTTATGTACCACTATTTCTTCGTTATTTTCTGATATAAAAACTACCAACCAATCCTTTTTAAATACTTCAAAATCATAAAACCCTATCATTTTTACCTCTCTCCCTTTTGTTTAAAGTGAGGGGCTATTACACCCCTCTCAACTAATTTACCTTAATTTACTTTAATTAAAATGGCATTTCGTTTTTTTCCATACTGAAATTTTGATACCCTTTATCTGATGTCTTTAGTTTTAAAAGTACCTCAGCACCAACGATTTTTTCATTTAGTTTTTTAACTAACTCTTGCTCATTTACGAAATCCTGATATGTTAGCTGTTCACCTGTTAAATTTTCAATTATGTTCTTAAACTTGCTAACACTAAACTTAATACTCTTTTCAGTTAACCACAGATTCCCAAAGTATTTCTTATTTTCTTCTATCAGATTGACTGTAAAGCTAAAGCAAGGATTGCCTTTTTGGCTTGTTCTACGCTCTAACTTTTCCACTATTCCAACATACTCTCCATCGGCTACACTAAAATCTTTTTCTACCTTTACCTCTTCTAACCCTTTAAAAATTTCCGCTATATTCATTTTTTTCTCCTTAGTTCATAATTATCTTTTTTTTAGTTCAAAAATTATTATTTT